TTGTCACCTTTTGGACCTATTAAAGAATTAAGCCATGCACTTACGCTTCCCATAAAACCATTTTGAACTGCTAAAAAATATGCACTAAATCCATCCGCACCAGTATCTCCTTTTGGCCCAATGCTTCCAGTGGCTCCAGTAATTCCTTGTGGACCAGTATCTCCAATATCGCCTTTATCTCCCTTTGGTCCTTGAGGACCAGGAACGGTGCTGTCAGCACCTCTTGGTCCTGCGGGTCCTTGTGGACCTCTATTTCCTTGAACTCTAATAGGCATTATGCACCGTAAACCTTAAGAACGCATATATTGAAAGTTCCAGTATCTGATACAGCATATAATTCATCAGTTGAAGATAAATCAATAGAAAAAGCTTCACCTGGATCTATTCTGATTCCGAATGAAGAATTTGATGTTGTTGAATCTCCAATAAAAACATAATGTTCGGAATCTAAATTTTGTACTGAAACGTTAATTTTTCTTAAATAAAAATCATTATCATTTGGTTCATCGGTCAATAAAGTTGGTGTAGAGCTATTTATTTCTATAATTTTATGTTCTATAGACAATTAATTGCCCTCCTTTTTTAATTTAATTTTTTGCCAGATCTTTTCATGTGCATAAAATATAAATGTTTCTGTAACCAATTCAGCAGATGCAATAGTTGCAGCAATGCTTACTTGATGAGTTACAAAGAAGGCAATGAAAGAAACCATTATTAGGTGAACAATGTACCAAGAAATAGTTTTTTTCATTGCCAACTTCTTCATATTAATCAGTCCACTCTGGGCGAACAACAGCCATGATTTTTTCATACTTACGAGTTTTCTTGTAAGCTCCATCGCCGTTGCTTTGGCTTCCGCTTCCATCGGCAGCGGTATTGCCTTCAAAAGTAACTAATTGCTTCTTATCATGTTGTGGAACATAAACAATTCCAACATGCTCTGTTGTAGTAGGATCTGAATCAAAATTGAAGAAAACAATATCTCCTGGCTGTGCTTGTCCTACTGGAACAACACGGCTCTTTTTTGCAAACCATTTAAAACCTGCTTCACATGAGGCAAAACCTTTTTTACCAGAAGCAGCAACAAGAGCACCATAACCTGCTTGATTAAAGCAATACGATACGAACATGGCACACCATGGTTGATTATTTAAACCATACCATTTACCAAAGATTGTATCATTATTAGTACCTTCTTTATATTTTTCATCAACAAATTTTTTGGCGATTGCCAAAACTTCTTGTGCTTGTGACATGAGACCTCCTGCGTACATTATATCAGTATTTGAGCCACAAACAGGAATCGAACCCGTGACATCCATATTACAAGTATGGTGCTCTACCTACTGAGCTATTGTGGCGATTCTATTAAAAAATTTTAGATATTGCATTTACAACAGATGCAATTCTTCCTAAATCTCTCAATTCTTCTGGCTTATATCCTTCTTGTTTTAATGTTTCATAATGTGCTTTTACACAAAAATGACATTTACCGATAATAGATGCAGCTAAAGCATAAGATTCAAATTTAACTTTAGTGGTTCCACCATGATTTCCAATTACATTCATTCTTAATTGTGCAGGTAGTCCTTTTACATTATCATCATTTATCATGTCAAGATAAGGATACCAAACATTGTTTTGAGCCATAAGAGTTCCTGCTGACATGGCAGCATTTTTTTCTATCTCATCAGAAACTCCAGATAAAATAAAATTAATCAATTTTTGATTTCCTGTTGAAACTGCAGAAGCTAATGCAAGCGCTGAAGCATATTCTGGATTAAAATAACTTCTATTAATTACTGCATCTAAATTAAGTTTGATATCTTTTGCATATTCAGGAAGTGATTCTTTTAATTGATCAACCCAAATCACAATGTATTTCCGCCAATTGGTCTATTACATGCACAAAGTTCACCTGTTTGCAGGGCATCTAAAATACGCAAAGCCTCATCAGCATTTCTTCCAACATCAAGATTATTTACAGTAACATGTTGAATAATATTTTCGGGATCAACAATAAACGTTGCACGATATGTAACACCAGAAGAGTGATGTACTCCTAAATCATTTGCAAGTTGATGTGCGCTATCTGCAAACATCCATGAATTGGTTTTCTTAAGATCTTCATGAGCATTACGCCATGCTACCTTACAAAATTCATTATCAACAGATCCAGTCATCAACACTGCATCTCTGTCGTTAAAATCATTTACAAGCTTGTCATATGCAACAATTTCTGTTGGACAAACAAAAGTAAAATCTTTTGGATAAAATACAATAATTTTCCACTTACCAGGAAATGAATCCTGGGTCAATGTTTCAAATGAACTTTCATCATATGCTAGTGCTCCTGGCTTAACACCAGTTAAGGTAAAGTTACCTAATTTATTTCCTACTGTCTTCATATTATTCCTTTCCTGTAGGGCTATATGTATTGCGATTTAATAAATCTTTTAAAATACTTTCAATATTGTCTAATTTTTTTTCAAGTCCTTCAGGACACATTGTATCTCCTAATTAAAGATTGTAGATAGTGGAGCAATGTCTGCACGTGGAATAACTTGGTTATTCCTCTCGGATTATTATATGTAACTATACCATCCTAAGAACACTATCTACAACCAGATTATATTGTACTAAAGAATTCTAAATCCGTCAATATTTACTCTTTGCAATGCCTGTTCTTCTTGATCAATATACTCAATCAATTCTTGTGGCATATTACTTTTTTCTGGCATTCTAATAACATTTTTTAAACGCCTATCAGATTCTTCTTTAAGCTGTTGTAATTCATCAGAAAAAGCTCCTGCGTAAGTATGTATTTCTAATTGTTTATCCAAATCTGGAGGAGTTAAACTAATACTATTATATATTGATCCACACACTGCGTCAGATAAATCTTTTGAACCTTTTCGTGGATGATCAATTTTATCTTTATTTATTCTTAATTGAAGTAATTCATCAATAAGTAATTGAATTTGTGGTCCACTTACTCTTTCTTCCGTAAGGGCTAGCGACAAATCTTCATAATGCTTTTTGGCTACTGATAATAATTCAGTTTTAATTCCGTGAACATTTAATTGTTGCATCATGTCATGACTATTCCATCTATCAAATGTAACCATTCGTAAATTAAATCCTCGTTCACGCAATTCTAAAATATAATCTTTTACTTCTGTAAAATCTACTGACTTTGAAGCAGTTGGTGTCCAATATCTAACAGCATCTACAACAATTCTTGGAGCAGCTTCTTTTACCTGACCTCCAATTTTCATTGAAACCCACCCTGCCACATGACTCATGGCAACTGCACAATGATCATGTTTTTGTGCTAAGTCAACATGTAGAAAATATTGAGTTTCTGGTTCTGGTTTAAACCAATCTTCAAATCTGCCAAATCTATCTACTGCAATATTTGGATTATGAAAAGCTTTTTCAATTTTTTCTCTTGATCTAAAAAAAGCATCTGTAGCGTCTGGTGGCATACAAGCAAAACGAGATAAAGCATCTATTGGATCATCATAAAAAGCTGTTGTAAAATCATCAATTTTTCTTGTTGGATTCATTTCCCAAGTTGGTCTTTTTAAAGCAAATATTTTTGGAGTTTTATATGAAAGAATATGATCTTCTTCCCATTCAATTTCAAATTCATTTCCTTCAGTACCCTCTGGTAAATCTGGATCAATTTTAAACATGTAATGTCTTAATACTGTTTCTTTATCAGCAATGACTTCATTATATCTTTGTTGAATAAAATCATTTTTAAATCTAGGAAATGACAATAAAATTAATTTACCAAAATCAGGAAAACGAGATGTAATAGATCCTTTATACATTTTATAAATAGCAGAAGCAGTTTTTGCCTGTTCATTTCCTGAAGTTGATTCTAAATCAAAACCTGCAATTTCATCAAGAACAACCATAATAACGTTATAACCTTCCCAAGATTCTCTTTGAGAGTGTCCAGAATGTACTGTTATTGCTTTATCAAATTCAACACTAGCAACTTTTGGATCGTATTTTCCAGCAAACCAAGGGCTTTTTTCAATACGACTTAAAAAACCTTTAAAAAAAACTCTTTTTGCTTGTTCTGCGTTAATAGCGATATTGATAATATCAATTGCATCTCCGCCAGGTTTTCCATAATATCTTGCAGGATCTTTTAAGCATAATAATAAATATACAACATAAGCACAAGCAATAGTAGAAGTATAATCTTTTCCAGATCCTTTGCCTAATTGCATAATAATTTCATTGCAAGTTTGTTTCCAACGTTTTTCTGCTTCTTCTTCATTAAATAATTTTTTAAGTGTTTCTTTTTTATAAATTTGAGTTGATGCTTTAATAATTGTATATTGATATTCAGACAAAGGTGGTAAATTTAAAAAATTTCTACTGGTCACAAATTCTTCAATAGTAACTGGTTTTTCTTCAAACTCATCACTTTCAAGAGCATCTAAAAACGCATCAAAGCCAGACATTATTCCACATCAACTTGTACTGCTTCAATCTTTCCCGTTACTTCAGAAATTCTGCGAGCAACTTCCCATTTGCAAGTTTCACATTTTGCTGTAACATCTTTTAAAATTCCAACAAGAACTTCTTGTTTTCTTTCTGTTTCAACAATTTGATCTGCCATAGAATTTGCTTCAAGCACTCCAGCTTTGTTAAGCATTTCAATTCTTTTTGCTTCAATATCAGCAATAAGTTTTAAAGCAGCAACTTTAGTATTTAATTGTCCAGAGTTTTCTGCTTCATTTGCGGTACTCCATGCGTCTTTAATAAGCATTGCATAATGTTGGTCTGCACCCGCAAGAGCTTCTTTGGCACGTTCACGAATGCCATTGTTGTCATGAATAATATCTTTCCATATTTTTATATGATTATCTACCTGTGCTCTAGATATTCCTAAAACGCTGGCAATTTGAGAAGGCGTATTACCTTTAATTAATTCAGCAACAACTTTATTCATTCTATCAAAATCATTTGACAATTCTATTTCATTCATTTATGCCTTCTGCTTTTTTTCTTTACAATGCCCTTTAATCTTTCAATATAAAAAGATCTAAATTCACCAGTAGTATTATCCATGCAATCAATCCACTGAACATCTAAATCTTGATTGTGTACCCATTTAATAAATTTAAATGTACCTCTTTGATTTTTAAATTTTAATGGAGTTCCTGGACCAATTTCATCTTTACCAAAATCTAATGTATAGAATACATGAATATTCTCATTATGATTATATGGAATATTTACAGTTTTTGATCTTCTCATCTATAACCACCTGCTGTTGGAGCCCAAACCAAACCTGGTCTTGTAATTTCTTTTACAAGCCTTGCTCCGCAACCATTACAATGTTGGTTATGCCTATCATCAATTTTGACATTTCTATCTTCTTTTGTCTTACATTCTAAGCAGCTATATGAATAAATAGGCATAATATATTATATCTCTAGTTGATGTTATTTGTCAATCTTTTTTCTAAGTACTGCCATAACTAAATCATTTAAACTATATACTTCTTCTTTAGTTATAGGACTTTCATCGCCATCAAAATTAATTTGATTAACTTCGTACTTAGCATAAATATCATCAATGAATTCTATTGGACAATAAGAACCAATTTCTAATACTATAATATCAGTATTTTTTAAAGTTTTTTGCATACCTTTCCAAGCAAGATATTCAGCGCCCTCTATATCCATTTTAATAACATTTATTTTATCTATATTTAAACTATCAATAGTTTTGCAATCTACTTCAATTTCACGATCCCACAAGCTAGATTCTATACTGGAAGGAAGAGGTTGACCAAAGACAATAGTTGATCCTCCAATATATTTAGAAGAAATAGAAAGATTTATTTTTCCATTATTATCTGAAGCAGCAAAAGAATGTCCAATTACTTTAGCTTTATTCAAAGGATAATCATTAATAGATTTATTAATCAATTCTACTAATTCTGGATTAGCTTCAATATAATAAACTAAACCATTTTTTCCCGAAAGAAATTCCATAACTCTAGTATAGTATCCATAATTTGCGCCAACATCTAAACAAATATCACCTTCTTTAATATTTTTTGTCATCCAAGATGTAATCCAAGATTCCCAATATCCGTGTTTTGCAAGCCATTGACCAACTGATTGTTCTTCTTTATCTGTATATAAATAAAAACAATTTAAAATTTTTGCTAAATTTTTTTTAGTTGCACCATCAAAACCACTTTTTTCTATTTCTGATCTAGACATAAAGTATTTCATTTTAAAATACCATATTTAATTAATGCTCTTTGAATAGTCATGTGACTACATCCAGCTTCTTTTGCCATATTAACAATTCCTAATTTCTTTACAACATATCTGTCGTAAAGCCAATTTTTACTTTCCCAAAGTTTCATTTGCTGCATACCACGCAATTCCTGTAGCATCTGCCACATTGTCATTTTCTGTTACCACACCTAAGTTTTTAACAAAATCTATAGTTTTTTGTTTTCGCATTTCTCTTATTTTAGTTTTAATCCAACTGTCAGATTTATTTGGATTATTTGTTTTTACTTGTTCTTTTTCAGCCTTAGTAAAATTTTTATTACCGATATAAGATTGCCATGTTATCGGATGGACTTCAATAACATCAATTTCATCATTAATTAATTCACTCATAATTGTACCAAATATATAAGCCATTTTAAGCCCTGTGGCAACACTTCTTACTGATACTGCTGCTTCAATAGCAACAAAATCATAATCTATATGTCTTTTTAATGCTTTTATTTTTCTTTTAGCATCTAATATTCTTTCATAAACATCACTGCCTTGAAAAATTATTTCTCCCCATTTGATGGGTTTTTTATTTTGTATTAAACAAAATGCAAAACTATTGGTACTAGCGTCTACGCCCAATATTTTATAATCTTTAGGTTTTACTAGTTTGGCTAGAGACATCCTGTACCATTCTTATTAATTCATTTTTATTTTTACCTTCTTGAGAAGCTAGGCATTTATTGCATACCCTAGATTCATTGTATCTGCTTAATTTAGTATTACATTTTGGAGTTTGACAAATACGTTTTGCTCCTTTAAGTCTAGCCTTGTTTTCATAATAACGTTCTTTAATTTTTAAATTAGTTGCAGTTCTACAACAAAAATCAGAACAATACTTTTGATTATGTGTAGTTTTAACAAAATCTTTTTTGCATTCTTCATATGCACATTGCAAAATTTCATTAATCATTTTACTGCAAGAGCCTCAATTTCAATGTCTCCCTCATCCATTTCTTTCCAACAAACTTTAGCAACTGGACAAGATTTACAAGAATAGGAAGATTTAGTAAAAGATCTTGTAGGTAAAACTTGATCTTTCCAATTAGTATGAACTTTATTCATCCATTCAAAAATATCATTAATTAATTTTTTATTTTTATCATTCATATTAACTGGAATAATTAAATATGTTTGATCATTTTTATTTTCATAATATAAAAATCCTTGATCAGCATTTCTAATTTTCATATAAATTAATATTTGAATTAAATGATTTGCTGTTGGTTGCATTTCTGATTGACGAATTAAATAAACTTCATCTTTAGCAGTTTTAATTTCTCCAATTACTTCTTTATTATTCCATTCGATAATAACATCAATAAAGCCTCTAATTGGCGGGGAGTCAAGCTTGACTTCGACTTCTTTATCTTTAAAGACTGCAGTTTTTCCCATGATTTTCTGGATGCGATCATGTGAATCCGAACCATTATCCATATTAGCCCTAGCCATGGCATCAAATTGGTCTTGAAATTCCGCACCATTAAAAGCAATGAACCAATATCTAGGGCAGTTACCGTAGCCATAGCCAATAGTGCTAGGACTAAAAGAATTTTTCTTTTTCCATGACTGAGATTTTCCTGTTTCTGCAAGGTATGCCTCCTCTATCATTATTGCAAATTGATTTGCATCAAAACCATCATCTTGTGGTTTTTGAAATTTTAAATTACCTATTATTTTTCTCGCCATTTAATTCCGTTCTTGTTGGTGCAGATAAATGTTTTCCGCATTTAATACATTTTGTATATGTCATTAATGTAAATGGACAAGAAATTTTTTCTGACTTATGTTTATGAAAAAATTTAAACACCATACCTCGCTGAATATTTTAATGCATCTACTAGTTTATCAAGAGAATCTGCAGCAGTATAATAAACATTTTTCTTTTTTGATGATTCTTGACTTTTTTCAAAAGTTGTATAAAATCTAGCCATCATAGAAAATTTAGAACTTAGTGCTTGCAAGGTAACAATTAATTCTGGAGCTTTAGATGAAGGAACATCTGGCTTAGTAAGTAATTTAATAATTAAATCTAATGCTTTATCTAAATCTTTATCTTGCATAAATTCTGACATATCATTAAATTCTGTTATTTCACTTATTTGTTCAATTGTTGTTTTTTCATTTTCTTTTAAGTGCAATTTCATACCCCATTTTTTTCATTCTTTCTTCACTATATTGATTTCTTTGTTCTTCTAAAATTTTTAAATTTTCTTCTTTGTTTTCTATATTACCAGATATGTAATGTATAAAATTTCTTACAAAATATCTATCTGCTTTTTCAAAAAGATTTGCAGCATGAAAAAACGGTTCACCTGCTGGAAAAATTAACATATCTCCAGCTTCTGTTTTATATTCATGAATTTTATCATTTATTGGATCATATATACAACATTCACCATTTAAATAATCATCATTTGGATATAAATTTACAGTTACAAGATTTCTTTCATATTTTATATTACTATTTGGCGAAAGTTCATCTACATGATAAGTCATCATTAATTTATCTTTTGCATCAGCATAAATTTCTTTAATTTTTAAAAAATCATACTTGTAAACATCAATTATTAATGATTGTTTTTTTTCTAAAACTTCATTCCAATCGACATCTTTTGGCCAAATATAATTTGAATTGCCATATTCTTTAAGATAATCTTTTTTTACATATTCAAAAACAGAAATTAATTCATTTAAACAATTTATTTCTTTTTCATTTCCAACAAATTTTTTTGAAAAAAAATGTTGCAAAGTTTTTTTACCGCCTTGAATATACCAATCAGACCATTCAGTAAAATTTTCAGTTGAATTTTTAATAATATCAATTAAATCTTCATTATATTTAAATATTTTTTTATAAATTACAATTTGAGGAGAAATTATTATTTTTTCTACCATGTTAAATTTTTCTTTATTCATTAAATAATTCATTTTCTTTATTTTTTTCCCAACAATTTAATAAATCTTCAAGCAATGACCATTCAATCACTGCTAATCGAGTTTTTCTAGCATCGCTTCCCAATATGAGTTTAAGTACAGGGTGCTTGTTCCTATCAACCCGAAAAGTGTCCGTACAAATTTTAGCCCAAATGGACTGACTGATTGATATTGATTTTTCATATTCTTTATAATCAACAACAAAGTTTCTCCATTGGGCATCGCCTTTTTGATAATTTCCTCTTCCACTATTTTTTTGTTGTTTTGCGCCATCTCTTTTAGCTTCTCCTCGTTCAGACATGTACAAAAGACCTATGACCTTGTGAACAATACCAAACTAATTCTGCTTTGTCTGTGTAATATTTTGATTCATATACATTTTCATCACAATGCTGACAGGGATAGGTTCCAGTAGCTTCTTGAAAATCGCCTTCGTCTTTTTTGGCATTTTTAGAATTTAAAAAATTTTCAAGATTCATCATAAATCTTTTCCATCTATATATATATAATCTTTTTCTTTAACATCATTAAGTAAATCATTAAACACCAATTTATCTTCAATTAAATATTTTTTTAAATCTTCTCCCATAGATCCGTCATAATTCCACGAAAGTATAGAATTTATAAGATACCTGTCTGTTTTTCTGGGACAAGTTACTGCATGAGCAACTGGCCAAATAGACGGATATACAACAATATCTCCTGATTCTGGTTTATAAGAAATTATGTTGTCTATTTTATTTTTTACACTATTTAAATCATTATTTAATGCAAAATTAATTCTTCCATCTTCATAGTCATCATTTAAATAAATATTAGCAGTTACTGTATGTTTAAAACCTGGTTCTATATTAGCGTCTGATGAATCTAAATGATATCCCATTGTATAAGTTCCTGGAGGATCGGTATCATTTTTATTATGTTTTAATATAGTTAAAAAATAATCAATCCAAGAATTGTTGTTCAAATCAAAAGAATTAATATATGGCATCCAAAATTTACAATTTTTATGTTCTGTTAAATAATCTTGAAAAACAATTTTAAATATATTTAAAATTGAAATAATATTTTTATATTCTTCTGAATTATTATTTCTATTAATAATATCTTCTGTAAATAAACCAATTTTTTTTCCTGTTGAAGCTATTTTTGTTGAAGTAAATTGTTTCCATTCAAATGCATCTTTTTCAATATGCATTCCTGAATCTGATAATTTTTTTAAATATTGAATTGATGGATTAATAATTTCTCCATTTTCAATTTCATACTTTTTTATTATTTTTAAAATTTCTTCTGAATTATTAATTAATTTTTTATAAACAACTATACATGGAGCAATTTCTTTTTTAATCATTATTTATCAACTTTTTTAATGTTTAACATAAATTTGTTCCTTTAAATTATTAACAATATCTGTATTTTTTCTAAGCCATTCAAGTGCTTTTGCTCTACCTTGAAATCTTTCTTCTCCAATGGTATACCAAGCTCCACCACGCTGAATAATTCCCATCATTTCTGAAACATCTAAAACTTCTCCCACTGTATCAACCCCAAGTAAATCTCCTTGGTAGTAGAAGTCGTATTGTCCTGATAAATTAGGGGGTCCGAGTTTGTTGTAATCAACAATCCAGTTGACTGGACGACCCACCTTCTGTTCAATAATTTTGTCACCAACTTTAATGCCAGATTTAATCGCATTTGCTTCAGCTTCTGAAGACCATAACTTAATGATCGTTGAAGAAAAGAATTTAACTGCCATTCCTCCTGTTGGGATATGACTGGCATGCATTGAACCAAATTGATTTCGCTGTTGGGAAATGAGAACGAGTAATGTGTTTTTGTTTGCATAATTTAACATCTTGACCGCATGGGTCATGTCCTTTGCTTCTGCACCAATTTGTTTGGTGTCTTGTAAATGTTTTAATTCTTCGCCATCTTTTTCAAAATAAATAGCTGGAAGAAGGGCAGAAATAGAATCTACAACAATAATATCTACCCCTGCTTCCATCAATTGAACTGCAACATCAACCATATCATTTATAGTTTTAGCAGGAGAGTAAATAAGGGAAGAAGAATCTACTCCTAATTGGGTAGCCCAATCTGCTGAATAAGATGCTTCTGAATCAATCCAAGCACAAGTTTTTCCTTCTTTTTGTGCTTGTGCAATCATTTGTAAACAAAATGATGATTTACCTGCTGATTTGTTACCCCAAATTAAAACTTGTCTTCCAAAACCCAACCCCCCTTTAAGAGCGAGGTTGAGTCCTGCGCTTGGGGTTTGTTGCTTTTTTGCGTCCACTTCTGTTGCTAGTTGGACTCTTTGCCTTGTTTTTGGGTCTAGCTTGGACAGTATTTCTTCTGCTAGTATTGTCATTCAAACTCTTTTCTAATTGATATGCCAATTCTTTTATTTCTTCCTTGCGACTGGATGCAAGATAATCAATTAATGAAAGCATGATTTTTTTATCTTTTGCTCTTATTACTAAAAGCGTTTCGCTTTCTATGCCATTTAAAATATAACAGTTAGACATATATAACTATTATATCCTAAAAATTATTGCCGTGTAAATGTTCTCTTTCTTTATTTTTTTTATGTTTATATTCAAGAATGTGTGACAAATCTGAAACAATATATCCAAACTCATACATCCCTTCATATAAATCTAATGTGCGAATGAGAATGTCTACCATTTCTTCGGCTAAAGCTTCAGGGCCTTTGTTTTTACGCAATGCCTCTGTAGCCTCTGTAACCTCAGAATGTATAAGTAAAAGTTTTGTACATAAAAAATCATAATCAATTACTGCATCCCAAAAACCCTTTTCAACAGCAACTTCATGTAATCTTTTTGATATTTTATCTATCTTATGCATCTAAATCCTCCTTTTGCAAAAGTTTGAAAGTAATAGCTTTAGTTTCTTCATCTTGCTCAACACCAACTTGATATGTTCCAAAATTGGTAAGAATTGTATTAATATCAACAGTTACCTCGCCAATTGTGGCAAGAACTGATGCAAGAATTTGTTCAATACCAATTTCTACATTTTGCTCAGTTGATTCAAAAGATTGTTCTGTATTTTCTGTCATGTTACACCTCCTTTACAAATATAGTTCCGTCTTCCATTTTGGAAGTTAATGGCTTGCAATAATTACCCGCCTTCATTTTACCTAAAACTAATGTGTAGTTTTTAGGAAAAGCAATAACACGCTCCATGTTTTTATCCTTATCAGCAATAATTATATGAGCCATAAGCTTGTTTTGTTTAGTTTTATAATGCGTAAAATCTACGACCAGCCTAGAATCTTCATCCATTGTAAAATTCTCATTCTTTAACCAACTAATAAATGGATCGTTTTCTTTATTTTGTATATCATCAATTGTAACATAACGATGAATTCTATTTTGACCTACCAAGAACAAGTACATCTGACCTGGCTCAATCTGTGTATTTTCACTATGAAAAATACCAATAGATCCTGTATCGTCAATCAATTCTACTCTTGACCAACCATTTCCTCTTTTAATAGATTTTACCATAGCAAGTAATACGAAACAACCTTCTTCAAGAAAATCTTCTAGTGGTGTAATTTGTGAACGGATATAAGGTGTTAAACCTTCCATACTAAACTTAGGAATACTAAGATACTCATATAAATTTTCTCCTTCGTCTCCCCGCCGTTCATTATCTTTAAATGCAGCAGCACCAATCTTATTCAATGCATCAATTGCTCTTGAATTGATTCCACTACCTTTTTCCTTAGATGTTTCTAATAAATGATTATAATCTTTGAATGGTCTTTTATTAATTAATTTATTAGCAATATTATCTGAAATATATTTAACATTTGCCAAACCAAATCGAATTGAATTTCCTTGAATACTAAAATCTAATTCTGATTCATTAACATGTGGCAACAAAATTTTTATTCCAAGTCTCTTTGCTTCCAATAAATATTCTGTTCGAGCGTCTTTGTCTTTTTCGTTTTTAAGGATAGCGAACATGAATTCAGTAGGATAATAATGCTTAAGCCAAGCAGTATAATAAGAAAGAACGGAGTAAGCAACAGCGTGACTCCTATTGAAAGAATACCCAGCATGTGCCTCAAAATCATGCCAAAGTTTTTCAGCATCTTCTTGGGAGATATGTTTTGAAGCACCCATAACAAAACGATCTTTAAATGCATCGAACTCCTTAGCATCTTTTTTCTTACCAATAATTTTTCTAACTTTATCTGCTTCTGCCCAAGTCATACCGCCCAAATGTACGCAAGCTTGCATAACCTGTTCTTGATAAATAATAACACCATAGGTTCTTTCTGTAAAACTTTGTAGAACAGGATGAATATAACTAATTGCTTCTTTGCCCTTTTTTCTGCCAATGTAGGAAGCACCTACAGTATTCATTGCGCCTGGGCGAACAAGAGCATTAGAAGCAACTAAATCTTCAAACTTATCCACACCCATTTTAATTAACAAGTTAGTGTATGGAGTTGCTTCAGCCTGAAACACGCCTTTAGTAAAGCCATTTGATAAATCATTAAATATCTTTTTATCATCAAATGAAATGGTTGAAAGATCAATAGTTTTATTTTTATTAGTTTGAATAATTTTAATTGTGTCGTCAATCACAGAAAGAGTTTTTAATCCAAGTACGTCAAGTTTAATCAAACCAATATCTGCTGCTTGATCCATATCATATGCAACTACTGGAATTCTGTTATCGCTAGAAGTATCATTGCGAGTTTCTATTGGTGCATAAACTTCAATTGGTTCCTTAGCAACCACAATTCCCGCTGCGTGAATTCCTGTTGTGCGAATCTTGCCACGCAATTTAGTGGCATATTTAATAATCTCAGGATACTTTTCTCTAAACCATGCTGTTTCTTTTGACTCTTCAAAATCTTCAAATGTATCTACTGGTTTTAACGCCTTGTTGACTTCGCCAAGCGGTACATCAAAAACTCTTGCAACATCTCTAACAACACCTTTATCTTTAAATAATTGATATGTAGAAATGGATGCAACATTCTTAAATTTTTTTCTAAGGTATTCTTTTACTTCCCCACGTCTGCGATCCATAAAATCTGTATCAATATCTGGAAAATCATTTCGTTCTGGGTTAATAAACCTAAAGAACAAAAGGTCATAAACAATTGGATCAACGTTGGTTATTCCAAGCAAATAACATACGAGAGAACCTGCTGCAGATCCTCTGCCTGGACCTACCAAGATACCATTATCTTTAGCCCAATTAATCATGTCGGAAACAACAAGAAAATACGATGAGAAATTTTTATTTTTAATAACTTCTAATTCTTCTTCAAGTCTATTATTGTATTCTTCTGATTCTAAATTTTTATTTTGTAAAGATTGCTTGCACATTTCAACCAATTGCTTGTGTGCATCTTTTTTAGGTTTAGGCAACAAATCTAAATTCTTATAAAAATCATACTCTTCAATTTTATTAGCAATGTCATTTGTATTATCTAGAAAATCAGTTCGAACAATCCCTGCTTTTGCAAAATCATTTTGTAATTGTTCTCTTGACTGAATAAAAACATTAATGTCTTGAAACGAAATAGGTCTGTCGGGATATAAATAATTAAATCTATCAAAAACATTTTGAATCTTTTTTGCTTTATCATAGTTAGCATCTTTATTCATATCTGGCTTAGTTGAAATAATAAGTAATACTTCTTCCAAATCCCGCTGATCTTCTGTAGCAAAATGTGAATCTGAAGTGGCAACTAATTTAACTTTGTATTCATCAGCCAATTCAAAAAGATTAGTATTTAATTCAATAGGATTATGTGCTTGAACTTCTACATAAAAATCATCTTTAAAACGATTTTTAAACCATGACATATATTTGTGTGCTAAATTTAATTCATCTTTTTCAATTGCTTTAGAAATTAAACCATTCATGCATCCTGATAAAATAATAATATCATTGCCATATTCATCAAGAATTTCTAAATCAATTCGTGGCTTTCTGTAATAACCTTCAGTCCAAGCCAGTTGCATTAATTTTTGTAAGTTACGCAATCCATTATTATTTTTTGCTAGCAGAATAATATGATTAAATACAGAAGTATTATCGTCACGCTTTCTAATATCACGCTTATCAAATCTATCAGTAGAAGAAATATATGCTTCTACACCAAGTATTGGTTTGATTCCCAATTCTTTACAAGCAACTTGCATATCCCTGTGACCCGACAGGGTTCCATGATCTGTAATGGCAATTGTGGTTTGACCCAAATCTTTAGCAGCTTTTACAATTTCTTCTGGAGTACAAAGGCCATCCATTAAAGAATAATGACTATGAACATGAAGATGTGTAAACGTCATGCTTTTATATTGTCTCTTCTGTCATGAGTAACCCAATAATATTTACAAGTATCACAGCATGGCTTATTCAACGGATCATTAACTGCATAAGCATATTTAGAATAATATGTTGGATCTTTGATATAAAGATTAGCCTTGTGTGTCATTCGTATTCTATCTAAATCTTTTTTATTAAACCAAAATGGAGTACCCCTACCCCAAGAATCACCAAACTTTTTTACTAAGTTCTGAATGTTTTCTCTATTCTTATCAACTTTAATATTACGCTTTTCAGCTTCATCAATCATTGACATTGCATATACTGCTAAAGAATACTCATGATTTTTCCACATTAATACTGCAGGATGGTTACGCCATCCGCCTGTAGGTGAATTACCAGACAACACATTTAATATTTGATATGCTTCTAATATTTGCTTATTAAGTCTTTTGCTATCAAGCGCACTAGCGCATTCGTGATAAGCATTCTCTGGGAGAAAAGTTTGCATTATTATCCTTTGATAGTGGGGAG